CGAGATGACCATGGGGGTGAAGTAACCCGCGTAGGCGACCTGGACCCCGAGCACCGACGGTTCGATGACCTGCAGCGAACCGACCCGCTGTTCGAACACCTCGCCCGCCGCGGTGGACATGACGATCATGCGTAGAGTGCCGACACCGGGCGACACGAAGATCGGGATACCGGAGATCGAACCGACCAAACCGGACCCCATCGACGCCGCCTCGATACCGGAGGAGAACGCGTTCGTCGGGTTGACCGGGGGGAACACCGGGCCGACAATCGGCAGCATGTCGGGGCCGACCACCGCGAACACCCGGCCCAGCCCCTTCGAGTCGGCGTAGATCTTCCCGACCGCGTCCCACAGGGAGGTTTGGATGGCGGCGGCGGTCGCCGCCCCGGTCGGGATGGCGACCCCGGCGACGGCGGCGGCGTCGAACGCAGCGCAGGCGGCGGCTTCGGTGATCACCGCGTACTGGCCGGCCAGGTCGTTTATGACCAGGTCCATGATCCCCGGCTGAGTGAAATCGATGTCCTGGCGGGACACGTTCACGTACCCGCCGTAGGTGGCGGCGGTGCCGGTCAACTTGGTGATCGTCATCTTCTGTGACACCAGCTCGTTTTTCTCGCCCACCGGTTGGAGGGCGACGCTGGTGTGCTGGGTGACCTTCGGCCGCGACCAGGTTTGGCCGGGAAGGTTCTTCGGTCCGAGCTGGGTGACCAACGGCCGGTTGGTGTCGATGAACGACACGACGGGGGCGATGATCGGCGTCGGGATCAGACCGGGGTTATCGGCGGTCGTCTGATGGGCGGCGGCCCGGTGGAAGATCTCCAGGCGTTCGTTGGCGTCCCGGTTCCCCATCCCCGCCCGCCACTGCTCCAACACGTAATCGCCCGCGGAGCGGTACTCGACGACCTGGGCGGCGGCCGGTTGGTCGCGGTCGCGCATGTACAACGACAGTTCGGCCAGCCGGGTGGTGGAGGTTTGCCCGACCCGGCGGGCCTCGATGAGCGGTTCGATGTTGGTGTTGCATTCGGTGATCCGGTCCCGGGCGCGGGTCACCAACTCCATTTCGGAGGCGTTGAGGTCGCGCACGGAGGCGGTCGCCCCTTCGACAAGGTTCTCGATGAACTGTTGGCGTTCGTCGATCTCGGTGGCGTAACGGGACAGCATCTGATCGGTAGCGGACACAGGGGGACTCTTTTCTCGCGAACGGTTAAGGACTTCCACGCGTCCGTGGGCTTCGGTGCGTCCCCCGCTACTCCCGGCCCACCCTGTGGTCTACAACGGGAGGTAGTTCAGCGACCAAGGGCAGCGTAGCGCTCCTGTAGGTGCCACAACCGGACCTGGTCCAGGTTCGGGGTGTCCATGACGGGAGAACGCTGTTCGGGGGCCTCCGGTGCGGTTCTGACGGCCAGCACCCTGGCCCCGGTGTAGGCGGGGTCGGACACCAGGGCGATGTGACCCAGCCACGCCTTGTTGATCCGGCGCAGACCGCCGGCCCGTTCCCATCGCTGCTCGATCGGCGCGAACCCGGCCGACGCGTCCAAGACTCCGTCCGCCGCGTACTGCAGGGCGTCGTTCCCGGCCGGGGTCTGAGAGATAAAACAATCGGCGACCAGGCCGACCTGGCGGGACGGGTGGAACGCCAACACCTTCCCCAGCGACCGGGTGAGGTCATGCTCCAAGTTCACCTTGACCCGGTTCGGTCGGCCCTCGATCCCGTCGAACGCCCCCCGGGAGATGACCTCGCGGACCATGCGCCCCTGATGTTCGATGATCGTCTCTTCCTCGTAGGGCATGACGACCAGCTCGATGGTCCGTTTCGGGAACGACACGTCGGCGACGGCGGCGGACCGGTACTCCACCGGGTTGCGTTCGCTCATTTCAAGACCCCCTGGTAGATCGGGGCGGCGGCGATCTGATCGAACCGTTCGACCGCCCGGATCTCGTCGACCGACAGCACCCCCAGGGCCGCGTAGATCTGTTCGGTCTGGGCCCGGGTGTAGGGGTCGGGTTGGATGTAGGCGTCCCGGTTCAACTCGACCTGGGTGCCCCGGGGCAAAGCCCACCCGGACAGGGCGCCCATCACCGCTGACGCCTTCGGCCGCAGACTGGCACGCCAGTGGTAGTCGAACAGCGACACCACATTGGAGTAGGTCATCGAGTCCCCACCGGACGGCAGGCCGACCAGGAACGGGGGCACCCCGAGCAGCACGGCGATGCGGGACTCGTTCCATTTCGACAGGTCGACCAGGGCCATCTGTTCGGGGTTGAGCTGCACCGTCTCCCACGTCACCCCGCCGGACAGGACCGCGGGGGCGCCCAGGTTGGCGTTCCGGGCGTCGATCCACTGCTGTTGCAGGGCGGCGGCCTGGTCTGCGGTCAACTCGTCTGGGTGGGTCAGGATCGACGACAGCACCCCGCCCTGGGCGGCCACGTTCGACCCGTACCGGGCCAACACCTGACCGGCGACCAGACGCCCGGCGCCCACCTCCAGCGGTCCGTGGCCGTGCGGGTCGGCCGTCGATGACAGGTACCGGATGTGGAGCATGTCTCCGTCGGGGACCGGTGCCGAACCGATCTCGTAGCGGCGGCGCCCGTCGACCAGCTCCACGGTGACCGCCCACGGGGGGACGACATGGAACCGGGCCGGCCACCCCGTCGCATACCGGGCCGTTGTGATGACGAACACTTCGCCGACGGCCTGGTAATCCCAGAACAGTTGCTTGGCGAACTCCTCCCAGCACGTGTACACGTCGGGGTCGGGGTTGGTGACCCAGTCGGCGTTCAACGTGGCGGCGGGGTCGACCAGGTACGGGGGCATCGACGCCAACACCGAGCTGTTCAGGTCGAGGCACGCCCAGGCGGTATCAGTCAACACCGCCAGCTGCGGACCCCACGACGGGGTTTGCCAGTCCGACGGCCACCCCGCCCACGGGGAAGGCACGACCCGGGGCGGGGGGCCGCCGGACATCGGGGTGCCCCCCTCGACGGTCACCCCGGGCGGGGTCGCGGTGAGCGCGGTGTCACCCGGGCGGATCGCCCGTTCCCACAACCCACGCACACCCGGCATCGAACCGGGATACTACTCGCCGGTAACCACCCGGCCGCGGTTAGTCGTTGTCGTCGGGACGCTGGCGCCCCGGCCGGGGCTGGGTCTGGTTCGGCTGGGGCTGGGGCTGGGGCTGAGGCTGGGGCTGGTTGGGCTGGGGCTGGGGTTGGTTGGGGTCGCTCATGGGGCTGAGTGTGCCCGTGGCGGCGGGCGGTCAACCCCACGTTCAGCGGACGAGCACCCACAGGCATACGAGGATGGCGGCGGCCATCACAGCGAAAACGATGAACGCGCGCAGCACCCCCGGCACCGTAGGCGCTAGTGGACGGCGGGAACCTTGGACGGTCTCGCTGCCGCGGAGGCGGCCCACACCGCGGCGCGGATCAGATGCAACGGCCCGGAGGCGACCAACACCAACCCGGTGGCGGTTTCCCTCACCCTCGCCAGGCCGAGCGCCTCGTCGAGCTCCGGGGTGTTGTCATGGGCGACGGTGCCGCCCATGACCAGGTCGCGGAAGGTAGCCAGGCCGAGCCGGGTGTCTTTCGCCGCCCCGGTGTGCCGCGACCCGCCCACCCCGGCCGGGACACGGTCGACCAGCGAAGCGGCCACGACCAACTGACGGACCCCCCGCCCGGCGGCGAGCGCTTCGACGTCGGCCATCGCCGCAGACCAGTCCGAACACACCCACCCGTCCAGCTCGACCCGGCCGTCATCGAGGCGGGCGGCGGCGGCGACCGCGGCCCCGTACCCGACGTCGTCGTCGACCGCCACCCACAACGCCCCGTCGGAGGTCAGCCCGGTTACGGCCAGGTTGTCCCACACCCCCACCGGGACCAACAGCTCCGAATCGCCCCCGGTGGCGGTGATCCGTTTCGGCCACTGGTTCAACCACTGGGCCCGGAAGAACTGTTCGGCGTCCGGTTCCTCCGGGTCGTCGATCTCCCCCGACCGGGCCAGGATGAGCTGGCGTTCGATGAGCCGTTCGCGGTGGACCGTCCAGTGCGGCGACGCCGACCGCCACCCGGCCCGGTCGTCCAGGCCGGTCCCCTCCGGGGCCGACCACTCCACCAACAGATCCCCCTGCCCGGATTCCAGTTCGGCCAGGGCGGCGGCCCGCCGGCCGATCATCAACGACGTCGCCAAGCGGTGCGCGGTCGACACCAGCAACAACTGCGGTTGGGACCGTTCGACCATCGTCGGGGTCAGCCCCTCTTCGATCGACGATTCCCGAACCTTCCACGCCTCATCCGCGGCGGCCATCGACACCGAGTACCCGTAGGTCGCCTCTTTCGCCCGCAGCATCCACCTGGACCCGTCGGCCAGGACTTCGATTTCCTCCTGCCCGTTCACTTCCCGAACCTTGTAGGTGTCCGCCCGCGCCTTCGCCCAGATCCGGGCGGGGCGTTGCACCTCTTTGCACACGGCCAGATCTTTCCCGGTGTGCAGGACGTCTTGCGGTTCCCCGAACCTGGTGCCCTGATGGATGCGCCACAGGCACAGCTCGCGGAGCATCCAAGACTTGCCGAGCTGGCGGGACAGGGACACCAGGGCGGCCTGCCAGCACAACACCCCCCCGTCGTCGACCTCCAGGATGCGGGCGACGACCAACTGCTGCCACCACCTGAGCGGGCGCCCCGACCGTTCCTCCGCCCACCCGCAGAACTCCGCGCCCAACGACCCGACCGCGGCCGGGTGCGGGACGGTCATCAGACGGGGCCACACCGCATCCGGAGGCGGTTTACGCAACCCGGCCAACCACGGCACCCGCCACCTCCGATCCCCGGCGTCCAGGCCGGCCCGTTCCGCCTGGGGGACCGACGGCAGCGCGTCGGTCGCCGCACCCGGCCGCCACCTGCCCTCCACGACCAGCCGGGCGGCCGACCGGTTACACCGCCGGCACGACGGGACCAGCCGGCAACACCCCGACGCCTCGACGTGCTGGTGCATCCCGACCGGCGGTATGTGGTCCGGTTCGGTGGCCTGCGCCCGGTGGCAGTGCTCGCACAGAACAGGCGACCGGGCGAGCTGGTCGCGGAACCGCCGGTAAGAAACCTCAGACCACGGGGTACTAGCCATTCACAGCCGTTCCGGGGGGAAGAGCGGCACGCCTGCCCCGGTGTACCGTTTTTTCGACCACATCGGAGGCTTCACGGCCGTTCCGGGGGGAAAATGGGGGGGTTCG